AGTTTGTTTAAGATAACTGAATGTTGATCACCAGCATTTGAATAAATCCATACCTGCGGATTTTGTGCAGCCATCATGGTGTATCGCATTGATGACCAAGCGTCTTCATCTTTATATTCTCTTAACTCATCAAGATGGATGGTAGATGGTTTGGAAATACCACGGGATGCATTGTTAGCAGCTTTGACAACAAACCACCGACCCCCCGTTCCTTTTCTAACCCACAAAACACCTCAATTGGGCATGAACCGACACAATCAAACCCGTCATGACTAATTCTGAAACGATCGGATTTGATCAGGCTCAATCGAATTTAGGAGGTGTGCAAACACCACGAATTCATAGTCCATTGAATGATTTACCTTCAAAAGGGCATGAAATGATTGAGTTTGCAGCTGAGATCGGTATGCCGTTGCTTGAATGGCAAAAGTTTGTGGCAATTCATGGTCATAAGATCAAGCCGGATGGTCGCTGGCATCATACCGAGGCTGGGTTATTAATTGCTAGGCAGAATGGCAAGTCAACTTTCATGATGCTGCGGATACTTTGTGGCATGTATGTCTGGGGAGAAAACTTACAGCTCTCATCAGCGCACCGACTTACAACCTCACTTGAAACATTTAGGCAGATGGTTGGGATCATTGAGGAGAATGACAAACTAGCTGCTGAGGTAAAAAAAATCAGATGGCAACATGGCGCTGAGGAAATGGAACTTAAAGGCGGTAGGCGGTTTGTTGTCAAAGCTGCTAACAATGCTTCCCGTGGTATTTCCAAGCCATCTACAATCCATCTTGATGAGTTAAGAGAATATAAAGATGAGGATGCTTGGTCATCAATGCGATACACCATGATGGCTGCACAAAATCCGCAAGTATGGATTTATTCAAATGCTGGTGATCAACATTCAGTTATCTTAAACAAACTTAGGGAACGGGCTTTAGCTACGGGCTCGAACCCCAGCGACACGATAGGTTGGTTTGAGTGGAGTGCCGAACCAGATGCGCCGATCTCCTTTCCGTCAGGCGACATCAATTGGGGTGCTTTTGCTCAAGCCAATCCATCGTTGGGGCATTTAATACATCCTGATAACTTAAAAGCAGTAATTAACGATCCACCGGATATTGTGCGAACTGAAGTTTTATGTCAATGGGTAGATACAATCAATTCTGCAATTGATGCACAAAAATGGTCATTATGTCAGACCGACCCAATACCATTAGATCCTGATAAAGAAACTTGGTTTGGTTTAGATTTATCACCAGATCGTAAGTTTGGCGCATTAGTTGCTACTCAGAAATTACCAGGAGAAAAGTTTAATTTAGTTTTATTGCATACATGGTCAAATGATTATTCAATCAATGATTTAGCAGTTGCAAATGATATTGCGCCTTATGTAAGAAAATATAATGTTCAGACTGTCGCTTATTCCAAAAGGACTGCACAAGCCGTCGCAAGTCGGTTAGTTCCTGCTGGAATTCCCATTACAGATATGGATGGGGCGATATATGCTGAAAGTTGTGATAGATGGCTTGGGGCGATCAATAGCCATCGATTACAACATGGTGGGCAGGATGAACTGACCCAGCAAACGCTTTCCGCTGCGAAACTGCCCTATGGGGATGGGTCATGGATCATCGGAAGGCGTGCTAGTCGAGTGGCAGTTTGTGCAGCTGTCGCTTCGGCATTAGCAACCTATTTTGCGACACAGGCAGAAACGGAGATTGATATACAAGTCGGATAAATTGCATTTATGGTATATTATGTGCTAATGGGATTATTCGATAGATTTATCACAAATACCGCAATTACTCCAACAGTTGATGTAGCTGCTGCTAATACGCCTTACAATTTGCAATCAGCAGTTGGCGGATTATTTTATGGTGCACAAACAGCAACAAGAGAACAAGCAATGTCTGTGCCATCTGTTGCAAGAGCACGAAATATAATTTGTAGCACAATTGGATCGCTACCTTTAGAAACTTATAATCATTTTACAAAAGAACATTTAGATCCAAACAGAGTAATTATGCAACCAGATCCAAGAGTTGCTGGATCAGCCATATATGCATGGATTGCTGAGGATTTATTATTTCATGGCGTTGCTTATGGTCAAGTATTAGATTCTTATGCTGCATCTGATAACAGTCGGGTAAGAGCATGGACAAGAGTTGCACCAGATCGAGTTAGTTATAACTTAAACGCAAATCAAACCGAAATTACTTCATACATGGTTGATGGCATGCATGTTCCAGCATCAGGCATTGGATCTTTAATTGTATTTAGCGGATTAGATGAAGGTGTATTAAATCGAGCAGGTCGCACAATTAGAGCTGCACAAGAATTAGAAAAGGCTGCCGAATTATACGCCAAAGAGCCAGTTCCAACAATGGTGTTGAAGTCAAATGGCACAAACCTTACTCCAGAGCGAATTACGAAACTTCTTGAATCATGGAAGGTTGCTAGAAACACCAGAGCAACTGCATTCCTCAATGCTGATGTCGAATTAAATGCTTTAGGCTTTGATCCACAAAAATTACAATTAAACGAAGCACGCCAATACCTAGCAACTGAAATTGCAAGAGCTGTTGGCATTCCAGCATCATTCTTATCTGCTGAAACTACTAGCATGACTTATAGCACGACTGTGATGGAAAGAAAAGCACTTATTGATTTCAGTTTGAGAAATATCATTACACCAATTGAGCAAAGATTATCTGCTGCTGATTTTGTGCCAAATGGTGTTGAAGTGCGATTTGACATTGATGATTTCTTGAGAGGCTCAGCATTAGAGCGTGCTCAAGTTTACGAAATACTAAACCGCATCGGCGCAATGAGTGTCGAACAAATCCAAGAGGAAGAGGACTTAATCCGATGAAGATTAATTTCCCAATTACAATAACCGCTGCCGATACAAACAAGCGAACAATCTCAGGAACTATTGTTTCTTGGAATGAGGCTGGAAATACATCAGCCGGCAGAACAGTATTTGCAAAGGACAGCATTGATTTTTCAAAGCCTGTCAAATTGTTATTAGAGCATGACAAAACACGCCCATTAGGTAAGTTAATTGACATTACTGCAAACGATCAAGGTTTAGAAGGCACATTTAAGTTGGCAAAGACTTTTGCAGCTGATGATGCACTTGAGGAAGCAGCCACAGGCTTGCGTGATGGATTCTCCGTTGGTGTCATGGTAGATGCATGGGATAACAAAGACGGAGCAATGGTTATCTCAAAGAGTTCTTTACAAGAGGTCAGTTTGGTGTCTGATCCAGCAATTGCCTCAGCGAAAGTTGAATCCGTAGTTGCAACAAATACACCAGAGAATTCCGAAGCAACCGCTGAGGATCAAACAACACAGGAGGACAAAGTGTCAGATGTCAAATCTGAGGCTCCTATCGCAACCGAAGCGGTAGAAGCTGCAAAGTCTGAGCCTGTGGCAGTAGTAGCAGCACAATCTGTTGCATACACAAAGCCACGCTCACCAATTATCAACAAAGCAACATACCTAGAGCATTCAGTTCGTGCTGCCCTAGGAAACGATGAGAGCCGTCAGTATGTAATGGCTGCTGATACAACCAGCAACAACTCTGGCTTGATTCCAACACCACAGTCAGCAGAAGTTATCAATGGCATTTCAAATGCAGATCGTGGATCAATCGATGCAATTTCTCGTGGCGTATTGCCAGCATCAGGTATGACTTTTGAGATTCCAAAGATCACAACTGCTCCAACAGTTGCTGAGGAAGCAGAAGCAGCAACAATTGATTCAACCGACATGGCATCATCTTTCGTAACAGTAAATGTTAAGAAATTTGCTGGCGGTCAAACATTCTCAGTTGAGTTGCTAGATCGTTCATCACCAGCATTCTTTGATGAGTTAGTTCGTCAAATGGAATTTGCTTATGCAAAAGAAACAGATAAGTTTGTTGCCAACGGCATCATTTCATCTGGCTTAATTGCAACAACAGCACAGGACAACACAGCAGCAGGACTTCTTGCTTATGCTGCACAAGCTGCTCAATTAGTTTATTCAAACTCATTGGGATTTGCTCGCAACATCGTGGTATCTCCAGAGCAATGGGGTAACATCATGGGTTACAACGATTCCGGTCGCCCAATCTACAATGCTTCAAACCCACAAAACGCAGGTGGAGCAGTAGGACCTCAATCACTTCGTGGAAATGTTGCTGGACTTGATCTTTATGTATCTCGTTCACTATCAGCATTGACATACACAACTGGCGATGGATCAATGTTTGTAATCAACCCAGAGTCATACACATGGTATGAGAGCCCACGCTTACAACTTCGTTCAGATGTAACAGCAACTGGTCAAGTATCTGTTGCTTACTATGGCTATGGCGCACTTGCAGTCAAGATCGCCAACGGATCAGTTCACTTCAACAAGAACTAATTTAGCCCAACTTAATGCCTAGGGTTGCTCCCGATCCTAGGCAGCTAATAATGGGAGACCTAAAGGAGATGACATGCCAAGCATAATTACAGCCTCACAGCTTCGAAGTGTGCTCGGCGTGTCATCTGCCTTGTATGACGATACTTACTTAAACCAAATTATTGACACAGCAGAAACTGTTATTCTGCCAATGCTTGTTACATTCAAAGCACCAATTCAAGCAACCTCATTGTCAGACAATGTTGCTACATTTACTACACTAGGAATTCATGAATTTACCGAAGGACAATCAGTTGTCATCACAGGATGCGGAAGCCCATA